GTCAATATCTGAAACCCTTTTGTCTTTTATCTGTCTGTAAAATGTTGACACCTGATCAAATACGGTTATGTTGTAAGAAGTGTCACCTTTCGCGTTTGTATCTATCGACTTCAATTGCAAATATCCGTTGATTATTTCTTCGCCGTCAAGTATGAATCTACAATCAACCTTTTTGTTTGGGTCAAAGATTTCGAAGTCTGCACCTATGTCGTAAAGCCCGCCGAAAAATCTGTTGTTTATTTCTGTAGAAGGCAGCTTGATTGATTTAGGCGAATGCGCGCCTTGTCTTCTTTTTATATCTCGTATCTCAGTGACCTTTATATTTAACGGGAAGCCTAAGTCTTCACGAAGATCGAGTTGAACCGCGTTCGGAATTGCGGCTTCAAAATTTCCTGCTATTAATTGTTGTCTTGATTCTGCCATTTCTTAACGTGTTACCTCTTCAAATGAATACCTGAATTGAATCGGCTTTTGAAGCAATTGTTGATTTTCTGATTTAGCGTCTTTGAATTGCTTTGTCAAAATCTCTATAGGTATAAATTCAACAGAAGGATCAGGAAACCTTTCGTCGTTTCTAACATCAAGCCAAACTTCAGTTGACTTCAAAAGATCTCGAATCATTGAATTGTGCTTTTCAGAAAGTATTGCAGAATTAACCGTGAACACTTCGTCAGATTCTACGAAATACCTTGTCAAAGGTCTTGACGTGTCTTCTTGTGTTGCTGCGTTTATAAATTTCTGATAAACTTTCGGTTTGACTGTTGTTGACTGATTGCTGACTTGATCAAAGTTCAAGCTGCTTCTGCTGCCTTTCGGATCAAGATAAATGATTTTGTGTCTTGTGTATGTTGTGCAAGGTGTCTGCAAATACAAGTTCTTAATTTCAGAAACTTGATTCAGTCCGACATCTTCAAACCAGACTTCAATTCGAGAAGTGTTTGTCGGGTCGGTCAACTTTGAAAACAAATCAAGCGTTTTCAAATTGGCTCTACTTGTAGCCGAAACAACTTCAACAATCGTGTTGTTTGTACCGTTGTTAAAATATTCTTTAACTATGAATCGGAGCGTTTGAGAAGTTCCGCCAATGGCATAGTGAATAAAGAACAAGTCGTCTGTTAAGACTCTGATGTTGTTTTCAATCGACCATAACAATTGACTTGTTGCAGAGGTTAATTTGTAGTTTGATTGGTTGTATGTTAAAATGTCATTTCTACTTAAAATTGAATTAAGCCCCGCGAGCGAAGAAATAATTGTTGCAGGCCCTGTGACAATGTTTCCTGATCCGTCCTTGTATTCTTCTTTAACTCTTATTGAATAATTCGCCCACGCCGAAACCTGATTCGCTGTTTCTTTTATATCAAACAATTCACTGTCAACCATGTCTTGAAGGTGTCGCTTCAGATTAAGAAACCCGAAGCCGTCAACAGGTCGCGGCGAAACCTTTATTGTTCTGCCTGCAAGCGTATTCACTAATTCAAACACAAACTTGAATTCGTCTTCGCTTATTAAGGTGCTGCTTGCTTCGATTATTTGATCGTGCCAAACTGGTTGATATTGTTGCGGCTGTGTTTCTATTGTTAATGCCATTTTTTAAAGTGTTAAAGATTTAGGTAGTATTTGACCTTTTGTATTTGTAGCGCTGAAGACATCATTGACAAGAACAGCGCCTGCAATCTTTTCAAGCTCCTTTTCATATACGGGAAGAAAGTCTTTGAGTACTTTGTCAATGGTTGGATTAACGACAGGCGTTGCTTGAATTCCTTGCGTTGCAATCTTTCGAGCTATAGGAAAGACAGCTTCTTCTGATATTCCTTGAATCGCAACCCATGAACGAATTTTGTCAATAGGCGGAAAGCGTCCAGGCGCTCGACCCTGATCAACAAAACGCAAATAGTCTTCAGCATATACTTCAATGACTGCTTTCGAACCGTCGCTTCTTACGCTTGTTCTTATTGAATTGACAAGTGTTCCGCTTGACTCTTTGCCCTTATCGATAAGCATTTCGCGAAGCTGTTCTTCATAAGCAAGCGCCAACTGTTGCGCAACGGGTTCAATTCCTTCTGATATGGTTTCTTGAATTGCCATGTGTTAACAATTAGCGTCTGTAAATGGTAACAATTCCCAACAGACAGCAGCTTGAACTTTAATAATTAGAACGCATTGAAAGCCGTAGGCTTCTTGAATGGTTGTATGTCTCGCAGGCGTCAATGAAGTTGTTCCGATTTCCATTATGAATTGACGCAAGTCAGGGTTTTGGTTTATGTAAATAAGCAAGTCAGTCAATATCTGGTCAGTATCTGAAAGAATATCTTCGTCGTTCTTCGCGTTGTCTGAATGCTTGTCAGCAACAAAAAGATTGATCTTGTATTTTTTCGCCTGAATCGAACCGCCTTGACCGACAACAATATCTGTTCCTACAACGTCCGTGAAAAGATAAGGGAAGTCTAATTCATGCGGCACTTCTTCAGGTTCGTCTTTGTTCTGTCCTTTGGAATGACCGCGCGTTGCATTGTCGCCGACGTCATTGTCTGCAATCATTTCATGTTTTTCTGCGATCTCTCGAATTATGTCAAAAATTCTCTGAAGTGTTGTTTTCTTTTCAACTGGCATTATTTTGAATTTAGTTCTTTATCTTTTGTAATTTTCCAAGCTCGCCAATTTAGACAGCTTATCCAATTCATTTTGTAAAACTCAGAAACAGTCAAGCAAAATTTGCCGTCAACCATTAGGTCAACAAATCGAATAAAAGCAAAAGGATCGTATTCAGGCTGAACAGTTTTTTTCGAACCGTCTTCAAGAATTATTTCTTTTTGCTTTCCGAAGACAATATCGAACTGATCGCGCTGTTGTTTTCTTTGTTCAAAAAAAAAGCGAGTTCATGATAAAATTTGTCGACTCTTAAATTGTCAAGAAAGAATTCTTTTCTTTCCGCCCATGTTGAAGAATCAAAATCAGAAATTACTGTCTTCATTCCGCCTTTATCGTCAGGAACAACTTTCGAAGGTCTTATCAAAATAGCCAATAAACCAGGCGTTGAGTTTTCTCCTTTGTTGTTTGCGTCCATGATCAATTGTTCGACTGAAATCATTTCGCCTGCATTTAGGTTTTTGAAATCAGGGTGAAAAATATATTCGACATCATTCATTTTGAACGGCTTCGGCTTGTTAACCTTTGGCGGCTCCTTATCAAGAAAAGAAGTCGCTTCAAGTATAGGCCCTAAATTTACAGAAGGGATCTTGCAAAGGTCTTCATAAGATTGGTCAGTCAATACTTCAATCATTCTGATTCGTTGCTGAAGTCTTAAATCGTTGTATTTTTCATTGCCTTGAATCCTGCCAATATTAATGAATTCGCGAAGCGTAACTTCTGACCATGAATTTTTAAAGGTCATTTTGCTTGCTGTCTTTTGTTCTACCGTTTTACTCATTTTATTTCGTTACTGAATTAGGCTGCAAAATACAAAATTAAATGCAGCTTTGAAACTTTCCTTTTATTTCATATACGAAACGCATTGCAAGCGCGTCAAGAATGTCGGGCGAACGACCTATGAATTTTTTGATTTCGTCTTTCTTAATCATTCGAACCTTTGATTCAATCTTTTCTTTTGGTATTGTTTTAATCTGAAGACATTCGTCAACAATCTGGTCTTGATAAGTCTTGTCAAATATTCTGATCGTGCCTTTGTTGAATGCTTCTGCTAAATAAAAATATACTTGCGTTTTCAAATGCTCATACTTTTCACCCTTCAAAGGTTTGGCCCCTGAATGAAAAGCGTATGCGCCTTGAAGCATATTTTTCAAATACATTCCTGCGCCTGTTGCGTCATAGATTATATTTGATTTTGGCACGTTGAATTCTTGTTGTAGTTCAAAGATCTTTTCTTCTGGCGGTCTTGTCTTGTCGTGGTCAATTACACGTAAAACGCTTAAACCATCCCAAACAATAAAGACGCAACGGTCAGATTCAAAGGCAATGTCTGCTGTGATATATCGCTTTCCTGAATTAGTGTCAGCCTGAACATAGTCAAACGCTTGATTGATTGCAGCGAATGTTGTGAGCGCGTTCGGATCGTCGTCGAATTCCCATTTCCCTAAAACAAGCCTTTGATAATCTGCGAAGTTTAAAGTCTGCCGAAGGTGTTCAGCGTATTTGATCGGGTCAAAGTCTTTGTATTTTCTGTCATGGTCAGTTATCAAAGCAGGTATAAAAAGACGATTGTCTTTCATTGTTCCGTTCTGGCTTGCTTGATAAAAGTTTCTGAACAGGTGATTTCGTGACGGGTTCGAATAATGAAACAACATAGGGTCAATGTCATAAGATTCATTTAACCAACGGCCACACCTTGAATGAAGAACAGAAGAAACCCTTTCGTCAACTTCGCCGCTTTCATCTATTGAAGCAAACGTGACTTCAAGCGAACCCAAGTATTCGCTTAATGGATCCGAAGGCACAAACGGCAAAGCCCGAAGCAATATCTTTGAATCATTAAAGAATGTGATCACTGATTCTGTTTGATTGTATTCGATATGCGTTCCGCGTTTAAGTTTCCAAGCCGTGGCAACCTTAAAGAAAGATTGAAGGGTTGTTGCTTTTAAGTTCTTCAATTCTTTCCTGCCGATAACTGATCGAATTCCCTTGTAATTTAAAGACTTGATAATATGCATTGCGGCCAATCCGTAGGACTTACCACCAGAAGCCGCACCACCGTATAAAACTTCAGTTGTTTTCTCATCTTCAAATGCTTCAAACAATTGAAACTGTTTCTTGTTTGGTTCAAAGTTTATCTTCACTTAGAAGGTTTGAAGAATAGCCCAAATAAAATAGCCCGCAGGAACTCCGAAAAGTAATAGGATTGCAAACGTAACACAACCGCTTTTTGTCTTTTGTTCTTCTTCTTTCTCTTTATCTGTCATGATGTTACTTTTTTGATTTCTGAAATATACTGATTTTTTAATATACGTATTTTTTCAATTAAATGTTCTTTTGCGAATGACTGTTCAATCCCTTTGTAGTGCGTTTGGTATTGAATAAAGTATTCATATATCTCTTCGAGTTCGTCAACAGTTTCCGAATTATCGACGCGAATCATTAATTCAGCAAATGTCAACACGTGTTCTTTTTGCTTGAACCACGATTTGAATATTCTGATTAACATAATTAACACTTGTTTAATTTATTTAAATTTATCACCCAACACGAAGAAAGGATAATTCTTGACTGAATCGACAGAACCGTTTTACGTTATAGATTCCGAAGTCCTTTCTTCATGTGTCGCGGGAAGATGATTGTACGCCCTTAATTGCGACTTTGCCATTAAGCGAAACAAGCTGTCAATCCTGTTCGGCCCTTCTGTATATTTTTAACTTCTTTTTATATCAGCGTGTCCGAATACTTCAATCAGTAGCAATTGCGCCGACTTCATGTTGAGGATTTGCTGTTGATTGTAAACGCCTTCTGTATTGATTAACGCTTCAAGCAGTTCAATCGTTGCTGTCATGTTTGACTTTACGTTGTAGCCCTCAGACAATTTGATTTCTTCTGCTGCTTCGTCAGGAACTTCAACACACTTCGATTCGAATTCAAAACATTCAAACACGCCTTCAACTGATTTCAGTTTGACGCCGCAAAAGTATTCCACCTGAATAGTAGAACATTCAGCTTCTTTTGTGTTCGATCGTGTCAGTTGACACCATGAACAGTTGTCGCATATTGTGTTCATATCTTTACAGTTTAAAGTCAGCCGAAACTGAAACTTGATTTTTCTTTTTCTTTGGCCCGAATACGTTTGACGTCTTCTGACTGCTTGCTTTGTTGGCTGAATTAATCCAACCGACAACCGTGTTTATCTTTGATACTGTCATGATGTTACTTTTTCGTTACGGGTTCAATATACGAATTATTTGTTAATCAATTCGTTTAGCTTTTTAATTGCTGCCCCTCTGGCTTCTTGTCTTTTTTTGAAAACACCTCTGTGATTCTTTATTGTATTATAAATAGAATAAATACAAGTTTTCTCATCATAAATCTGAATACCAATATAATACCCCAAACTATCTGCAAAGTCTTGTATTACTCCCCATTTCATTGAATCGCTATACCTGTAAAAACCTCTACATTCATAACTAACACCGTTTAAACTTGGCATGTTTTCCGAACCATATTCTTCATGATTGTTTATATACCAATCTTCAAACAATTCTTTTGCTTTATTTGTAAACATAGTCGCTATTTATTAGGATTAATAATGTTTATTTGAATGTTAGTTGTTGAATCACCTTCGGTTTGCTCGTTATATCCTAACAGCTTAGAAAGGTTTTCAAGGGCGCGTTGCTTATCGTGCAGCTTGAACTTGACTACTTCCTTTGTGACGTTCTTATCAACCTGGATCGTCTCTGTTCTTATCTCAGATATACAAGCAAGTTCTTCGGCAGACAGGTCTTCGAATTCCTTCTTCGTCAACCAATCCTTTTGAAAGCTCCCGAATGAACTGAAGCCAATCGACATGAATTCTTTAATGACTTTCAACTTCGATATTCCTGCGGCTTTTTCAAGATCAGCACGCAATTCGTTTATTCTCTGTTGAATGTTATCATTTGATATCAACCTACTTGAATTAGCCCTTGCTGAATCATAGTCAGAATCGGGATAATATTTCATATATGCTTTTACCCCGTTATAGTGTAACAGGTATTCCTGAATGAATGCTTCATGTCTTTCTGAAAGCTTTCCTTCTTTCGGGTCTTCTAACTCTGTTGAAGTCTTCTTTGATATGTCCGTCTTCTTTTTAGTCATGTATTGGTGACCAACTGCAATTTGATTCTCTTAACACCTTTATTGTGTTCTCTTGTCTGCATTCATTGAAAGCAATCATGAATTCTTCTTTTGTTTGTTCGTCTGACCATGAAGGAACAACTGTCAATTTCAAAGGCGACTTGATTGTCTTCGGCCTTCTTACTTCGTCA